AGCAGCGGGTGGAAAAGCAACACCGCCAAAACCACAGGCATTTGGACGCTATACGCGAACAGAGCCTAGATTTGGCGAAGGCATATGATCGATTTGGCGGCGCAACCAAAGCAACCAAGCCGCAAGGCACAAATGTAAATATAGAGGTGTGAAATGAGCGCGAAACAATTACAACCCGACAGCAAACTCGACGAATATGATTTCGATCACGATGGCATTGTCACCGATGCGGAGATCGAGCGAGCCAAAGAAATCCGAGAGTTCGAGGATCAATCCCGAAAACACTTGGCTCAATTACGGATCGCCAGGTGGACATTGATCGGCATGGGAGCCTTCACCGCCGCGATGTTTGCAATGCCGGTGGATCGCATCGAGGCGTTGAGTGATATTTCTAATTTGTTTTATATCTCGGGAGCGGGTATTGTGGGGGCGTTTATGGGCGCAACAGCATGGATGAGTAAAAAATGATTGATAAATTGATCGGGCCAGTCACCGGACTGCTAGACAAATTTGTTGAGGACAAGGATCAAAAGGCGGCACTCGCGCACGAGATTGCCACCATGTCACAGCGTCACGCGCAAGACTTGGCCCTCGCTCAGATTTCGGTCAACCAAGCAGAGGCAGCAAGTGGAAGCACTTTTAAAGGTGGCTGGCGTCCTTTCATTGGTTGGGTGTGCGGGTTTGCTTTTTTCTATCACTTTGTTGGCTTGCCTCTTGCCCTTTTTGTCATTGCGTTGACCGGAACACAGATTCCGCCATTGCCGGAATTTGATATGGGAACCCTCTTAACCGTTCTTGGCGGAATGCTCGGCATTGGCGGTTTGAGAACATATGAAAAGCAGAAAGGTTTGACGAAATGAGACACATCGACGAAATCATAATTCATTGCACCGCGACCAACTCGAAATGGTATGCAGACCGACCGGTTGAGGATGTGGTCAAGGAAATCCGCCGGTGGCACGTTGAGGAACGCGGATGGCGAAATGTGGGCTATCATGCAATCATTCACCGCGATGGCTCGGTGGGTTATGGAAGGCCGGTCGAGGAATCGGGGGCGCATGTCGCCAAGATGAACAGAAACACCATCGGGGTGAGCCTGGTCGGTGGGCGCGGCGGTTGTGCCGATGATGAGTTTCTCGATAATTTCACACCGGAGCAAGAGGAAGCCTTGCGCGAATTAATCGTCGAATATAAAGCCAAGTTTCCGACGATCGAAAAAGTCACCGGCCACAATTCCTACGCAACCAAGGCTTGCCCATGCTTTCACGTTGAGAGTTGGCTATAATTGAATGAGATCGATGTCACCGACGATGGCGAGGTTTTGATCTCGAGCGGTGGCAAAAAGATCATTCATTTTTTCTTGCCGGAATCCGAGCGGCTCGAATTGGTTTTAAAGTTGCTCGAGAGTGTAAAAGAAAAGCCCGCCAAGGATGGCGGGCAAGTTGTCAGTTTTCAAGGCAGAGAGAAAACTGATTAATTAAAACTCTTGGCCTCGAGGAACTTGATCAAGACATCGCGCAAATCAGGTTCACCCCAAAAGGCAATCACCAACATCGCAAAGCCAACCCAAAAGCCGGAAGCCACCACCGGCGCGGAATATCTTTTGCGGTCTTTTTTTTGATTCTCATCACTCATCACTTTCATCCTCTTTTGGTATTGCGCCAATTCCGGCGCATGTTTCGCATTCGCCTTTGATCACATCGATCACCCCAACATCACGATCGAAAGAGTGAGGCCGAGGGCGTTCGATCTCAATCTCACCCCATCCAAAGCATTCGGGGCAATCAACTACGCCCATGACATAACAACCCCAACCAATACCGCGCCAAGCGTAAAGCCCAGCGCCGTCCACTTAATGCGGTTGAACTTAGCATCAACATCTAACTTACCGTAACCCAAAACTAACTGCTGCTCAGGGGTCGGCTTAACCTTCGGCCCACTCGGATCAGCCTGCACCATATCGCCTTCTGTTTGAGTATTTTTCTTAATAGCCATTGTTTCCCCCTGTGGCTTCTTCTTCTAATTCTACTTCACCTGAACCGTTGAGCTATTGATTGACATATGGGAAATCCTTTGGAGTGAGATCAGGCAAATTTTTTGCGGTTTCGCTCTCACTGGTCAATTCCCGAATCCGAAAAAAACCTCGATGTTCGGGGAATGCTTGCATATACCACCGCGCATAGTATGGCCGGTGATTGTTATTCACTTTAAACGTCGATTTGCCATCGACATCGGCCTCATCGGTTTCCCACCGAATACGCTCAAAAATGGCATAAGCCGAATAATTGTTGAAACCTCGAGAGGTCATTTCGCGGGTGAATTTGACAAACAAAATCCACACGTTCGGATTTTCCTGGTGGAACTTCAAAGCCGATTCCTCGAGTTCATCTTTGCGGGTTTTTACGCGGGTGAATAAATCCATATCAATCACCCCGCGATCAACGGCACAAAAACAAAGAGGCCGATGCCGAGAATGAACAGGCAGATCGCGCCAATGATGTCGCCGATGATGCCAAGGCTGTTTTCCATATCGCGCATCAGAGCGCGGAGTTGAGCTAGTTTTTGCATTTTATTCAATCCTTATTCAGTTGGTTCAAGATGCCAAATTGTGAATCTGTTGCCAAATAGATTTGGCATGATCGGGGCCGCTAAAATAATTCCAATTCGAATCATGAAAATCCTCTTTGGTTGTTCTTAAAGCGGAGCGAATGATTCTAATTTGAACATTCTGATTTGGGTGAAGTCCGGCAAATCTTAGGAATGATTTTTGCGCCTCATTGATTTGATTTTCCATTTTATTCAATCCTTATTCAGTTGGTTCGTGCCGCTAGAATATAGACCCCGAATATATTTGCAAGAGGTTTCGGAAATATTTTATTGATCTTAGATATATTTTTGTTAGTTTAGGCGCGAGCAGCAAAGAGGAAAAACATGGCTTACACAAATTTTATGATGGTGATCCGAGAGGATGTTCATGATGCCTTGCATCACCTAAAGAAAAGCACTCGGGTGCCAATGGCGGTTCATGCCGAGCAATTCATCATCGATGGCTTGAAAAAATACGGCATCAAGGTGCCAGATTATCAACCCGATCCAATCGATCAGGATCGTTCGGGTGGTTGATCAAATCAAATATGGATCGGTATGCTCTGGGGTCGAAGCCGCAACCGCGGCATGGGATGGCCTCGGGTGGAAACCTCAGTTTTTCAGTGAAATTGAGGCTTTTCCATCGGCGGTTTTAAATCATCATTATCCAAACGTGCCGAATTATGGCGATATGACAAAATTCAAGGAATGGAAAGATGAATCAATCGACGTTCTTGTTGGCGGAACCCCATGCCAATCATTCTCAATCGCAGGACTCAGAAAAGGATTGGATGATCCGCGTGGAAACCTCATGCTCACATATCTTGCCATTGCTGAACGATACAATCCGCGTTGGATCGTCTGGGAAAATGTGTCTGGCGTATTGTCCTCAAACCGAGGACGGGATTTTGGAACCTTCCTCGGGGCATTGGGAAAACTCGGGTATGGGTTCGCCTACCGAGTGTTGGACGCTCAGAATTTCGGAGTCGCACAGCGCCGCCGCAGAGTCTTTGTTGTCGGATACTTTGGAAATTGGAGAGGTGCCGCAGCGGTTTTATTTGAGCGCGAAGGCTTGTCGGGGGATATTGCGGAGAGCCGAAAAGAGAGGAAAGACATTGCCGGAACAGTTACAACGCGCTCTGGAAACGGTGGCGGCGGGGGATTAGGAACCGACGAGGCTTGCAGCGGATTTTTGCAACCGTCTTATGTTCCGAAAATTAGCGCAACACTTGAAACAACTTGCCATGATTACAGCCGAGCAGATGGTTTTACAATGATGGCATTTCCGACCGAAATGAGCGGAACGCAAAAGGCATCAACTAAAAACATCTCACCGGCACTTGCCGCCAAACACACAACATCAATTCAACAAGGCGCAAAGGTCAGAAGATTGACGCCAATCGAAACCGAGCGGTTGCAAGGGTTTCCCGATGATTACACCCGCATTCCTTGGCGCAATAAAAAACCCGAGGATTGTCCAGATGGGCCGAGATACAAGGCAATGGGGAACTCAATGGCGGTTCCAGTGATGAAATGGATCGGCGAAAGAATACAAAAATTTGAGGAAATAAAAAATGGTTAATGTAAAACAAAAAGGCGCAGGGTTTGAGCGAGATGTCGCAAACCACCTCGAGGATTTGCTCGGAATCAAATTCTCGAGAAACCCGTTCGAGCAACAACGCCAGGCAAATCAACCCGATCTCATTGCCGACGATCCGGATTTCCCATTCTCGATCGAATGCAAAAGATACAAAGGCGGCGAGTTTATGAAAGCCTGGTGGACGCAATCAGACAATGCCGCTCGAGCGGCGAATAAATTGCCTTGCGTGATTTATAAGTTCGATCGCAAGCCGGTGATGGTGGCCGTTGATTGGAAGGCGATCGGATTTATGACCGGAACCGGCCTCAATGATGATGGCCTGATTTTTATGAATCTTGAATCCTTTGCGTTTTGTGCGCGGGAAATAATGGCGGGGATGGCGGAAAATGGCTGATTTATACAATGGCGAGCGATTCGTTTATTTCGATCTCGAGACAATTCCGAGCCAATCGCCGGAATACCTCAAGCGATGCCTGGGCAAAGTAAAACCACCGGCATCGATCAAGAAACCGGAGTCGATCGAAAAATGGTACGCAGAGAGCGCAGAGGGAGCCGCACAGGAGCTTTTCGGCAAATCATCGTTCGATGGTGGCCGAGGGCATATTTGCACCATTGCATGGGCAAAAAACGATGATGAGGTAAAATGCTTTCACGCGGCAACCCTCGAGGATGAAAAGCCGTTGATCAGCGCGTTCTTTAACGATCTCGATAAATACCATTCGGAAACCCTAGTCGGTCACAATATCATCGGATTCGACATCGGATTCATTCGCAAACGCGCCATCGCGCTCGGGGTGCAATTACCAGGCGCATATAAATTGCCGCGTGATCCGAAACCTTGGGATAAGAAAATCCATGACACGATGATCATGTGGGCCGGATCAGGAAAAACGATCTCGATGGATGATCTTTGTGATATTTTCGGAATTGCCGGAAAAGATGATTTCGATGGCTCAATGGTGGCCGAGGCATGGGCCAACGGTGAACACGCAAAGATTGCAGAATATTGTCAACAAGATGTCGCTCGAACTCGAGAGATACACAAAAGATTCCTCGCGGTTGGGTGGTAAATAAAAACCCCGAAGCCAAAAGCCTCGGGGTTCTATTTTGACCGGCTCAACCCGCCGAAAGCCGATCAAAAAT